AGTAGGCACCAACGTTCTGCTCGACGAAAAACTCCAAGCCCGCCGTTTCTGTGCCAGTAGTTGCCGACACGAACAGACTGAACCAAAGCGCACCACTGGTCGTATTGACCACGTGGATTTGTTTGATGATATCGTAGATCAACGCTGATGCGTTGTTGTAGATGTTCGCTGCCGAGGCTGCGAATGCGACCGGACCGAATGTGCGTTTTATGGTGAGAACAGCCATGATACCCTCCGTTTTAATCCTCGATTGTAATTCCTTGAGTGACAGTAATCGTCCCGATCATCAACAAGTCACGCTCGTCCGTGGTATCATCGACCATCACGAGATCATATGAGTACGGCTGCACGACCAGTGCCGCGCGAAGTGCCATATCGGTCACTTCGAATTGCAAGATGCGAGCTATTTCATCGACAACAATAATCGTCTGCGGACTCGCAATCGAGGAAAGCGCCATGTCGGCCGCCGTCTGCGTAGGGTCCGCCTTCAAGTCACATAGAAAATGTTTGTGCGCGAATGACCATGAGGTATCGCCCACGACTCCGAATTGGAAGGCATCCATCCACCAAACATTATTCGGTATGGAGATGTTGACCTGCGATACAGTGCGCCCAGCCATCGGAAATGCCCTATTTCTAATCTGTGGATTTATGGGTTAACGGTAGCGGGTGTGGCAACTCAACGCAACCCGGTAAAATGGGACGCTAAAAACAGCCGCACGAGGCGGCCGTTCTTGTCTAATTTTTCAGTGAGCTAAAAAGGTCAGGCTGCTTTTGCCGCAGGCTTCGTAGCACCCATCTCGACACCCGCAGCCTTGGCCATCTCGGCGGCTTTCGCCAAACCAAGCGTCTTGATAGCCTGACCTTGCCTGGACACGTTCCATCCTTCCTGAGTGAAAGGGTTGTCCGCTCGGCTGGTAGGTCCGCCTCCCCCACCGCGCGCTCCGCCGCCTTGTGACAACGGCCACCAATGAGGGCGCTTCTCTTTCATATCTTTGAGCCACTCTTTTGCGTCTAGGCCCGGCGTCACGCCCACGTTGTCTTTCGTAAGCATGCGACCATCTTCGGCTAACTCGAACATGCGCGAGCCAACCATCACGGCATCGTCGATTGCAGTTGGAAGGACTTTACCGTCGAGCGCAGCGTCGCGCAGTGTGCCCTCCATCTTGGTCTGCTTGATGCTGCCTTCCAGCGCGAGAACTTCCGCAGTTTTCATTTCCCCAGCCTTGCGCGCGGCATCGAGATCGCGCTGTAGCTGAGTCTTTTCGCGTTCGACGGGACCGAGTGCCCGCTTCACGGCGGCGTCAATGGCCGCTGCATTCTTCTCGGGGTCAATCTTGCCGTCGGTGATCGCGGTGGCTAACTGAGCTTTTGTTGCCTCAAGTTCAGAGAGTTGCGCAGGAACCACTTCTGGATCGAGATCGCCGAACTTTGCGAGCTTCTCCTTCGTGGCCTTGTGTTCTTTCTTCTCGTTGACGAGGCCGCCCTGAACCCGGTCAATGTCCGCCTGAGTCTTGACACCTTCGATGCCGGTCAGTTCGTACTTTCCATTTCGCTCGACGTACAATTCCGCATAGCCTTCCGGGATTTCCTCGACCTTTTCGTAAATCGTTTTGAGCTTCGCCATAGCACGTTTCCTTATCTTCTCCTGACCGGCCATCCGTTCAGGCGGACCCCATGATCCCTATTTAATTCAGACAGACTCGAAACTTCTCGATCTGAGCCATGCTCAAACCATAAGATCGCGCGGCAGCTAAAATCTGTTCGTGCGAAAGTTGTCGGATAGCCAGTGGCACAGATTTGCAATCAATCTCGCCGTCTAAATGTCCGCTTTTCAAAACCCGGCGATAGATTGGCTTGTGCGGCGCTGCGGGCTTGGCCGCTTCTTTGGCGGGTTGTGCCTGGGGGCAGTCGCCTCCAAGGCTCTCGCCCTCTTGCGGGTCACAGTTGAAATGAGGACGCGCGGCCAGCGGCTTGTTGTGCTTGTCGTAGCCTTTACAGTTGCCCAAAAAAGCGCAAGGGCAATCGTTCCCTTCCTCGTCACCTACTTTTGGATCGCAGGGAATGACGCGCGAAACTTGTGCCGGTGCAACAGAATAGACTTGTGAAGGTGCAAAAAAGAAAATCGCGGCGAGCACGACCACGGCGACTAGCGCACCAATTACATTCCACATTTGGGGACCCTCTAATTGAGGGTCGCATTAACCATATATCTGGCGCAGATGCAAGGGGTTATTTGCCCTTGGCCGCTTTAAGCGCCAAGCGCCCGAGTTGCGCGATCTGCCGCCGCGTTATTTCTGTAACTCCATCCACGCCGTTTTTGCTCATGGAGCCGATGACCCTACGGCCGATTTCCGCGCTATCCTGACCAGCAATCAATCCCGAGCGGACGGCATTATCGATCCGCGCGAGATCGGTCGTGATGAAATGGACAGCCCATTGCGCGTAAGTGTAGCCCCGCAATTCCTTCGGTGGCGGTTCATCAGCGTCACGCCATTGAAGCTGCGGCGGAAGCTCCGCCTCCATTTCAGGGGTCCAGGGGTCCGGCACTCCGGTCGGATAACAGCTATCGATGTATAAATCGCGAGTGAGATTGAGCCCTCTCTCCCGGCAATACTCAACTATAGGATCAACGTAGGTGGTGGTCATAATAGCAACTTCACTTTCTTTGCTTGTGTAGCACTCTTCACTTTCTTCTTCGCTCGCGCAGTCGCTCGCGCGGCCTTGTCCGAGTCCGTTTGCGCTCTTGCGACCGCTCGTGCCGCAACCCGAGCAGGCGCTGCTAAATCCCAATCGAGTTTCGTTTTACGCGCCACGGCTTGGCGCGCCACATCTTGCATAGCGATATTCCAAACCAACTTTTGCGTCTGCGGTTGCGTCAGTCGGCCGTCGTGATAGCGGCCCCAGGCTTTTTCTATCAGCGCGTTGGCTGCGTCAGAAGTCTCCCCGAGTACGTTTCGTTTCGTGACCCAAGTGATCGCTTGCATCACCTGAGCGTAGGGCACGCCCGTTTCTTTCGCGGCGGCGCGTGTGGCGTCGGCGTAAACGCCGTAGGTACCGGATAGGCCAGTGACCTCCGATCCGCTCGCAGCTTCGACGCCTTTCGGCGGTGCCAACCCAAAGTTTTGGGTCACTGGAGCCGACTTTGCACCGAGTCCCCGTAACAATGCCGCACCGACTTGGTGCGTGTCAATGGTTGTGTCTTGGTTTGGTGAATGGGGGTCTAGGATGTTGTTGAAAAATGATCGCACTTTATGGTTGCCGCCCATATTATCTGAGATGATTTGTCGGTCGCCATTGGACTCTAAACAACGAACAGCATTAGCAACGAACTTGGTCGATTGCCACACCATCGTCGTGGGTGCACCCTCCGGGAATTTCCTATTTGGAAGATTGCGCGCGAGCGGGCCAATATCGCCGTTAGGCAAAAACGTGTGGTATGTTTGCGGATTGTGCGCCTCATCATAGGTTCTGATCCATACTGCCTTGAGCAATGGACTGGATAACTCACCAAGCTTTTTACCCTCCACGTCCCGGCGATACGACTCAAAAAGCTTCACCTTGTCTTTGTACTTCTGCGAGTCCGGGTCTGGCTTTCCAGAACTACCGGCTTTATTGGCGTCCCAAGTTTTCGCGAATTGCGCTCGCATAGCCTCGTCGAACTGATAATGTTGTTTCGTCGCATAAGTGTCCACGACACGGCGAGCCATATCGACGTTCTGGTCCCATTCTTTGTTCGGCGACAAAATTGCGATTGTGCCAAATACGCCGATCTGTGGTAGCCCCTTCGGGAAGTCCGCATTTACGCTATCAGCGGTGGCTTTCTCACCAACCTTGTGCGCGCTCTCGTACCAGATACTCCCAGCGTGCTTTACTTCGTCGCTCGCCTGATTATAGAGGAACACGAGATTGCTCGTCAGGTTCTTGACGATGGCGGTAGCTTGCTCGCGCACAGTGCCTTTCAATTCATCTGATCGAAAATTTGGATAGATCGAAGCATCGTGGAATAGCCCGATATCATGTTCGAAATTTTTCTCAGTAGCCGCGATGACTTTCGGATCGGTTGCGCCGTCGCCCGCCATTGCTGCGACGCTCGGCTGTTTATATTGATCGGTGTCCGCGTCCACACTTGTTGCGATGGCAGTCGCGATCTGTCCTTCATGACCACCCGCGCTACCTTTGAGCGCGAACTTGCCGCCCTTGCCACGTGGATGCGCGCCCTCGTCGAATTCGGTCATCGTAAATCTCCAAGCCGGAAACCTTGCCCTTCAGGGCGAGGAGGAGGCGCGCTGCTGTTCGACGTACCGCTTAACCGTTTCAAGCGTGGCTCCGCCGGTCGAGGCGGCAAAATAGGCCGGGGACCACAGAACACCCTTCCAGTAGCGCTTGGCGACGTCTGGCCTTTCGGCGCGCAGTAGCCGGCTGGACGTACCCTTGATGGCATTAACCAAGACAGAGATCGAGTGTTTCGGTGGGTACTCGACCAGCAAATGGACATGGTCGTTCTCACCGTCGCAGGCGAGAAGTACACAATCCATTGTCTGGCAAACCTTGGCAAAGTGCGCCTTGAGCCAGTCAAGCGCCCGGCCATCGAGGATTTTGCGTCGGTATTTCGTGACGCAGACCAAGTGGACCGTGAGCCGGGAAACGCTATGTCGTTCGCGCCTGAAGCCTTGCATTTTTGACCACCGACCAATACTTCCTGCGTATGATCCTTACATATAAGTTCCGCATCAAAGACGCAATGGTCGGTAAGTACCTCGGGCGGCACTCGCGGGCGTGCAACTTCGTGTGGAATTACTGTTGCGAGATACAGCGCAGGGCGATGTCCAATTACAGGGACGGCGCGCCTAAGCGTCGTTGGCCGTCGCACTTCGATCTTGTCAAGCTGACTACTGGATGTGCTGCGGAACTTGGGCTGCACTCCGATACGGTCAGTCAGATTTGCAAGCAGTTTGTAATCTCGCGCAACGCCGCCCGCCACGCCCCGCGCTTTCGCGCCAGCGGTGGGTCGAAGCGCGCACTCGGTTGGCTGCCATTTATCAAGCGCGCTGTACGTCTCGAAGGCGCACATGTCGTCTACCTCAAACGGAAATTCCACTTCTGGAAATCGCGGGATATTCCCGACGACATCAAGGCCGGCTGCTTTACTCAGGACGCTCGCGGGCGCTGGTATGTCTGTTTCCAGTGTGAGGTTACCGATGACCTGCCGACCGGCAACGGAGAGATAGGGATCGACCTTGGATTGAGGACGCTGGCGACGTGCAGCAATGGCAACACTGTTCCGGCGCTTCAGCACTATCGCAAGTACGAGGCCGCGCTCGCCGTTCAACAGCGCGCCGGCAACAAGTGTCGCGTCAAAGCCATCCACGCAAAGATTGCGAACGTCCGAAAGGATCAACACCACAAGGCGACTACTTCGATAGTTCGCCAAAATCGGCTTATCGTTGTCGGCAATGTGAGCGCCGCCAAACTTGTAAAGACGCGGATGGCTAAATCCGTACTCGATGCAGGATGGACGACGTTCCGCAATCAGCTCCGCTACAAAGCCAGCAGGCACGGGGCTCGGTATGTAGAAGCCGACGAGCGATGGACTTCTCAGACGTGCTCGTGCTGCGGGTGTATTCCCGACAGCAGTCCGAAAGGTATGGGCGCGCTTGAAATAAGACATTGGGTTTGTTCAGACTGCGGC